ATTGGACCTTGTAGGTGGGGTGAGCATTTCATGTCAGAGACTGTTAATTCGGTTGAAATGTCTGACATTGAAATCTTGAAAGACGGACAGCTTGTAGTTGATCCTCCCAAGGATTTACTTGATAAAGCAGATAGCCTTCTCTGCTTGAAGGCGGGAGATGATTGGGAGCGTTCTAATTGAAACTCGCTCTGTCATGGATTTGTTATCACCTCGGAAACATAATCAGCTTAACTCTGATGCGGTGGGGGTTGGGTTATCCAACCTATACTCGCCTTATGGTTTGGTCTTCAAACTTAGATAAAGATGGAGTCATCTGGAAAGACGCAAAATGAGAAAAGCATTAGTCACGCAAGCATTCGGAGATGAGTGGAAGAAGATACTGGAACTAACTCAGCCGCGCATGGAGGCTTACTGCAAGCGTCACCAGATAGATTTCATTGCACTAGAGAAGCCACTCACCGAGCCTGTGCAGTATTCTAAGTCAGCGATTGGAAACATCATGGCAACGAAGGGATACGAACAAGTCACGTTCCTAGATGCCGATGTCTTGGTTGCAGCAGATTGTCCCGACATAGGCGAAGACGCTGGCGTGTTCTGTGCTTTCGATGAAGGAGCATTCTTAGACCGCAAGCTGGCTATGGGTAAGCTTGCTGGAACTTTCGGCGCAATCATAGACCCGCGCTTCTACGTCAACACAGGCGTGTTTGTTATCTCCTCCAAGGTGGTAGGCGCATTGTCTATGCCACCACTAGGACTACTGCCTAACCACTTTGCCGAGCAGACCTGGATGAACATCATGGTGCATATCTGGAACATCCCGCTGACCGAGCTTGATCCTGTTTACAACTGCATGACAAGCGTTGAGGAACACTTTGGCCTAGACCGCTACAAGGATGCGATGTGCATTCATTACGCTGGGCAGAGTGCAGACTTGGTTAAGTTGGCCGAGTTAATCAAAGCTGATGACGCGAAGCTAGTCGAGCTAGGCCGATGAACTTTGTGCGAGTAGTGCCAGAGTGTGGCAAGTGGCGGTTGCACACAATGAACGGCGAGGCTCTGGGACCGCGCTTAATCGGAGCGCACATAGAAGGCGTGGCTCCCTTCATGGATGTATTCGATACCAAGGATGAGGCGCAGGATGCAGCGCAATGCTGGAACATCCTTGCCACTACTTGCAAGCCTAAGAAAAGCTATAAGTGATCAAAGGCGCATTAGTCAAAGGAGGATATGATGAAAAGCTACAGCAGTTGGCAGGCGAGGTTGCCTTGCGTGCGATTATGGATCTTCGCACGCTCCGCAGGCGCGGGGTGGTTAAGTGTATGAAGATTATCTCTAGGCCAGAACTAGCCAACCTTCGAGATATGCCAGAATACAAAAACTCGCACAACGTCCAGAAGCTACTGGAAGATTTCCGAAACGGCACAGTCGGCTGGTGGTGCAGGGCGGCTGGCATTCGGATATGTAACCGAACATTACTGCGCCGAATGAGGGAGGACGATTATGTTCTTTGCTGATATGGCTGGCATAGCGTGGGTAATTAGCTGGATGATTCTTTACGCCTGTGTAATTTTATCTGGTATATATTTCGCGCTTTACATAATCCTCTGGATCATAGATCGTATAAAAAAGGAACTAGAATAATGAGAAGAAAAAAACAACAAATTGAAGTACTAGACATTCGGGAAGTTAAGTCGGCGGTGATCGACATTAAGGTGGATGACAAGACGTTTAACGCTCTGGCTGAGGCTGGTAGGATTCATTTACAGAAGGATAAAAAGGCGTGCTTTGAGTACGCACTGAACAAGGCACTGATTGAACTGTCCGAGCAACTTAAATGAATGATGTATTCAAGCAGAAGGTTCTAACCGCCAGCGTAGATCGCTACGTCCTCACGCCTACGCAATGTGCCATGCTACGCCAAGATGCCGAGGTCATGGGCATGAAACGTGCAACTGTGATGAATAAGGATGGCACTACACGCAAATCATTTGCAAGAAGCTGCTCATCGTGCTGGGTTCCATTTGCGAAACATTACGAGTGGATCTACAAAGTAATGCGAGAGCTAACAGACAGCATCAATGCCGATGTATGGCGATTCGACATCCAAGGCATCCAGCAGTTGCAGATCCTGCGCTATAGCCCACTCCAGAAGTTTAGCTGGCACTATGACACCTACACCTCCGAGGCTCCAGTACGGAAGCTGACAGCGGTGGTCAACCTATCTGATCCTAGCGAGTACCTGGGTGGTGGGTTGCAAGTTAAGGCTGATCTAGTCAACGGAAGGTTTATCCGCGAGCAAGGTGCGGGTACTTGGTTTCCCTCCTACATTGAGCATCGCGCTCGCGCCCCTATCTGGGGTACACGCTGGGTATTGGTAGCGTGGTTTACAGGACCAGCGTGGAAGTAGTCCAACTCAATCCCGAACTATGGATGATGACTCCAAAGGGAGAGGGGCTTGCATTCCTAGTGACTGACTACGGATTAGATCATAACAAGATATTCACCATCATGCTCAACCACGGCGAGATTCTTGACTTTGATTTGCGGGATTGTCGCAGATGTGAAAATCCAAGTTTCGGGGTGCAAGCACCTGCAGTGCCTAATCCCTATTACAAACAAGGAGAATAGTATATGCTCGGAAAAGACATTGGTAAGAACATTAAAGAATTGCGTGCAGACAATATGAAGAAGGGCAAGGCTCGCGGTGCTGGTGGTAAGGTGCGCGGACCTAAACAAATCCTAGCCATTGCGCTACGTTCCGCAGGGGTAAAGCCTAAGTACAAAATGAAGTCGGCCTAATGCTTGTAGAGACAAAGGCTCGACTTAAATGGTCCCGCGATATACTTCTTACTGCCAGAGAAAAACTGGTAGTAGAGAAGAATCGCGCGGATCGTGGAAGATCGGTTGACATTATTCAGATTATCACGATGGTGGATGCAGCAGCGTTAATCGCAAAGGAAATACTGGAGGAAATTAAATGAATGTAATTAAAGAATGGATTCTTGTGGGCGCAGGGCTGGCAATAGGGAAACTTATTGTGGCTGTTGCAGTGATTGCAGTACTCGCAGTAATCCTTGCTGTGATCTTTATTATAGAGGAGAAAACAAAATGAAACTCTGGATCAACAATACTAACTCAATCCACAAGGTGGATGACAACCTACTTCACACTCGCAACACTTACGTCATTCCAGACGAGCTTACTGGACCATTATGGGATGATGCTGTGCCTTGTCCTCACAAGATTAAGCCATATGCGAAGGGCAGGGCAGCAGGCGGAGCTACCGCAGTTTACCGCGCTGGTGCTATCGGGGATGCAGTTATCGCAACCGCATTCGTTAATTACTTGGTGCAGGAGTCAGGTGGAGTGGTAGATGTTTACGCCCCTGCTCGCAACTTACCGCTATACGCTGGGATAGGCGCAAAGCTGTTCCCATTGCCTTGCACGCTGGAGGCGTGGGATTCGTATGATTGTCACCTACCCACAGATGACCTGTTCAGTGGTCAGGTAGGCAATACCAAGCTAGGCACTGGCCCTGGCAACTGCTACCAGCGTGTGTACGAGTGGATTGGAGTTTGGGATGAGAAGACGATGGCGAAGTACTGTAGGCCGAATCTGTACCTAATTGAACCAGACCATGAAGAGCTAAAGGCGATGGGTAAGTGGCCACTACCAGATCCCTACTTTGCTTACCATGTTTCATCGAGTGGACCAACCCGCACATACCCACCAGCGATGGGGCAACAGGCGGTGCTGGCACTGCTAGAGGCCTACCCAAAACATCACGCCGTTATTATTGGATTAGACAACTCAAACAACTTCAAGGTGGATCATCCTAGAGTCATTGACTTGTTCAACACGACCAAGGCTATCCGCGCTATCTTCCCTGTAGTAGCCAACGCTGACTTTGTGGTGGCTCCAGATAGTTCAGTCAACCATATCGCTGCGGGGTTAGATGTTCCGTGTGTTTCGCTGTGGGGAAGTTACGACCCCGCCGACAGAATGACGTACTATAGTAAGAACGTTTCGATATTCAAACCCGATACTTGCCCGCACGCACCTTGCCGTCCTCATGGTGGGTTGCCACAGGCGAAGTGTAAGGATGCGAGTAACAAGACCCCTCGAACCCAATATTGGTGTAACGCCCTACGAAACATTACAGCGGAAGACATTGTTGTTGCATCGCACAAAGCTATGGAGCTAGAAGAGAAGTAAGAAAGAGTACATCGCATGGTGCGCAGAGAGATTCTGCGACTGGTCCTTCTGTGTGTCGAACCACTTGAAACAAAGATGTAGATTTTTATGATAATTATGCCGTCAAATAATACTGGCTTTATGATTGGATATATTGCTGGTAAATTTAAGAATTCAATTGGATTACTTATATCTCCCAATGGTTGGAGATACATACCAGAAGTAATACCATACGCACTTGATAACGGAGCCTATTACGCATTCACTAATAAAGTCGATTGGGATGAAGATGAGTTCTATAAAATGCTGGACAAGATACCAGCAGACCATCAACCTCTTTGGGTGGCTTGTCCAGATAAAGTAACTGACAAGGATGAGACTCTTCGTCTTTGGGATAAGCACAGCACAAGGATTGCTCAATGGGAGTTGCCAATAGCCTTTGTTGTGCAGGATGGAATGACAAGTAGCGATGTTCCAAGCAACGCAGATATTATTTTTATGGGCGGCTCATTTGAGTGGAAGTGGAAGATGCTTCCAGAGTTTTGTTCTATGGGTAAAAGAGTTCATTGCGGTAGAGTTAACTCATACGAAGGCTTATGGATTTGCGATGAAAATGGGGTTGAGAGTTGCGATGGAACTGGATGGGTGCGCGGAGGATTAAAAAGAATTCAGCCAATGATCGACTATCTTGAGGAAAAACACACAACAGGAAGGAAGCAATTATGCCTATGAAACACCCAACCAAGGATCATCTTGGAGATGCAAGATATACCATAACACAATCATTCACATTTGATTCTTCACATAAACTTAAACAAGAAGATTTTAGTTACTTGTCGCAACCATTTCTTGTTGATTTGTCAAAGTGCTTTTACGATCACGGACACACATACTATTTGGAAGTTGAATGGCAGGGTTTTCCTACAGAGGCAGAGCCTATGATATGGCCTTTCGGACATTTGAAATCATTCACGCAAACCTTGGTTTCTGCTTGTGATCACTCCAATCTAAACGATGTCTTTGTTTTTCCAACAACACTTGAGAATGTTGCTAACTGGTTTTTCAAGAGTTTGCTTCGTTTTAATTGTGACAAGCTAAAATTGAGGTCAGTCTTATTGCGTGAGGGCAGGGATAACAGGGTTAAGGTGGAGGCACTATGAGGCCAAGTGTTTATCTTTCTGGACCTATTTATGGTACTACCGATGAAGACCAGCAATGGAGAATTGATGCGACTAATGGATTGTCTGAGATTTACAATATAATCAACCCTCTTGATCGAGACTATAGGGGTACTGTTTTTAACACAGTCAACAGTTGCACCATTGTTAAGGACGATATGGCTGCAATAGACAAGTCACACGTTGTGCTTGCTAATTGCAATCAGCCTGGTTGGGGTACTGGCATGGAGATTTTCTATGCCCATATGAAGGGCAAGCCAGTATTGTTTTTTACATCAAGTGACAATCCGTCTCCTTGGCTATTGGCTAGAGCAAGGAATGTAGGATCACTTGATGCCGCCATAATTGAATTGAATAAATTTTCCGACACAATAATGAAGTGCTGCTAAATGACCCCACAACGCATCGCAGAATCAATAGTAGGCGCAGTCGATTGGCAGTCGGATAACCACGGACTATGTAAATGCCCTGGGGAAGCCGCGCACACCAGCCACACCAGAGTCAGGGATACCACAGTCTTTATTGATGGCGCACCTACTATATTCTGTTGGCATTCTTCCTGCACGCCATACCGAGATGAGACCAACCGCAAGTTGCGCCGCGCTATATCCAGCGACCCGCTGTACAAACCCGCCAACATCATGTCGGGTGGCACTTCGATACCAAGGGCCTTGGTAATACAGAAAGATCCAGAGTCAGAAGTACTCGACCGCATTAAGACTATTGCGGAGTCAAACAAGCAACGCTATCTCACGCACTACAACTGGGACCCTGCGGATATGTTCGAGGAATCGCCTACCCCGATCCCAGACGAGCCACAGGCGCAGTACGAGGCCATGTTGTCGCTGTTCCGTCCAGATGACATAGTGTGGATAGGTGGGGTCAAGGATAGTGGGAATCACCCACTTCACTTCAAGACCGCAAGCGAATGGCTACAGACACCGCCCATCAGTCAGTTTACGACTGCTGGGGTGTTTGCGGCTGGGACGATCAGCCGAGCCAATGAGAATGTTATTACACGCCGTTACTTGGTCATCGAATCGGATGTCTTGACCAAACCGCAGATGGGTGCGGTATTTCAATTGATGCGTGATTTATTCCAAATGAAGTTGTACGCCGTTGTAGATACTGCTGGAAAGAGTTTGCATGGTTGGTTAGAGATGCCCAAGCAAGAATGGTTTGATCAACTTAAAGCTTTCCTTATCCCGCTAGGGTGCGACCCTGCTACCTTCAAACCAAGTCAGCCAGTACGGATGCCAGGTGTAAAAAGAAACGACAAAACGCAGAG